GACACTACAAAAGAGTAAAACCTACTTCAGATAATGCAAAGATATATTGAGGTGGTTGACACTACAAAAGAGTAAAACCTACTTCAGATAATGCAAAGATACAGCCGATTATACCTATTATCGGAAGTATAAATAAGTGAGCCGGAGTATTAAATGGCAAATGTGCTGATATATTTAGGTTTTTTTGTGGTTGGTTTTGCAGTCGGGGCCCTTGTGTGTCATATGGTGCTGAAAATAAATCGCTTGACGATGACATCTTTAAATGATAGGAGACCTTATTGATGGCTGTAAAAAAGCTCTGGACGAATTTAACGCTTAATTTACGAGATATGTAGTATGGCTAGTATTATGGAGGCTATCAAAAGCCTTATTGAGGTGCATAAAAAACATGGCAACATTCCAATTGGGGTCAGAATTAACGACCAAGTCCATAATTTAAATGGCGTTGTCGTGGCTGTCGATGAGTTTGCCGTCCTGGGCGATGGGGAAAAAACTTTATTTTGCCACGTCATGGCAGAAAGCGATCCTATAAATCCATGCTGTGGCGGCCTTGTCGGCAGGCGGTACCATTGAGCGAAAAAACTATTTACTTTAAAGAGGCGAATAACTTAATTGTGGCGTGTTATGAGAGCCAGGGGTTTAGCGCAGATCGGGCCAGGGTTTGGCGATATGATGTGGTGGTTAAAGGGCGATCGCGAGCAGGTCATTTGATTCACTATATTCTATCTCGTAATATCTATGAAAGTTATAGTGTTAAAAAGCCACATGAGGTGGTTATGGTGCTTAGGCATGCGATTCGAGAGGCTCGCGGCTGCATTGACGCTTTAATTACCAAGGTCCAAAACGACAGTAGGCTTTTAAAGGGAATTTACGACACAATAAATCAGGATGATATAAAACATGGAAAGTGAACAAACTAAAGCGCAAAAGGAGATTTGCGAAAAACTTCAACAAGACCTACAACGTTTAGATAATTACAAAGTGTATCTCACAAAATTTGTAATGGACGATAAAAACGCTGCCACAGCTCATTACGACAGGGCTTCAAGCATTTTAATGCGACTGAAAATTCATCTTCAAAGGCTTCATGACGAGCTAACTATTGCCGATACTATTTGGCTAGGCTTTCAATTGGACGACTTAGAGGCGGAATTATGTCAGAGCCAAACCCAGTAACCTGGGCCACTGTTAAGCGCAAAATATCCGAACTCAAAGAGTTTGATAAAAATCCACGCAAGATAACCAAAGACGATTTTAAGCTTTTGGTGCAAAGCTTGCAGGAGGATGGCTATCATGGCCGGATTAAAATAAACACCGACAACGTCATCATAGGCGGCCACGCCCGCAAAAAAGCATTGCTTGCAGCCGGGTACAAAAAAAGCGATGAAATTGAGGTTTTAATGCCAGACCGCCTTTTAGAGAGCGACTACTTTGACCGGGTAAACATAAGAGACAATTTAGGCTACGGTAACTGGGATGTAGATATCCTGGGGAATAACTGGGATGCAGAGCAACTTATCGCCTGGGGCATGAATCCATTATTTATTGGCGAGTCTATTCTCGAGGTTGAGAAAGAAGAGCCTAGTATAAAAGAAACTAAACCTAAAACATGCCCGCATTGCGGGGAGCTATTGAATTGATGCGACTTGGCGGCAAAAACGGCTTAAAAAAATTTACAAAAAAATTGAACAGCATTGTTACTTTAGAACTTTTCAGCGGATGAATTATGCAAAGAACAGTAAGCCTAAACGGGCGCGAATTTGAATTAATAACCGGGGCTTTAAGCCAGCTCTCATTGTTTATGAGCCATCTGCCGTTTTCTAGCGCGGATGATAAAAAAATGTATAGGGAGGAGGTCGATAAGCTTATTACACGTTTAAAAGACCAGGCTAATGCCCCTGTGGCTGGCGTTTATATTGACGGGCAAAGACAATGAAAGAAGTGTTAGCATAACTCCAGGCGGATGCATTTTATTTTATGGATAACAACGACTATCTGCTAAAAGTTAAAGTCCAAAACAATCGCATTGTTAGCTTAATGCGCGCGAAAGGTATTAACACGGTATCCGAGCTGTCTAGGGCATCCAAAATATCCCAGGGCGCGCTGGGGGACTTAATAAACATGACGGCTTCGCCATACTATGGTTCGAATGGTCCGCGCCTCGCAAATAATTCTATCTGGAAGTCATCTGTATTGGCCCTGGCTGACTTTCTTGGGGTTTTGCCAGATGAGATGTTCAATCACCAGCAGCTTACACAGCCGCTTATTAAAAACTCTGGCGAGAAATCTATCAAACTTGAGAAGATGCTAGCTTTAATGCCGCCAGCAAAAGAAACGCTGCCAGAGCTTGAATGTCAGAGCAATGAAAAACTAAAGCTATTGACCGAGACCCTAAACAAGCTAAACCCAAGAGAGCAAAGGGTTATTAATTTGCGATTTGGTTTAAATGGCGAGGAGCTATCCTCCCTTGAAGAGGTCGCACAAGATGCGGGCGTAACCCGGGAGCGGATCCGTCAGGTTGAGGCTGAGGCTATACGCAAAATGAGAATTAAGGGAGATATCCTTAAAGACCTTATGGATCCAGGTGTTAGCTATGGTGACACTAAGAAAGTTACTTTTGCCTTATCTTCTAAAGATAAAGATATTGTTAAAAAGATATCCACGCTTGAGCTGGTGGCAGGGGCATGTGGCGCCTACAAGCTTCACTTTGATTCGGTTAAAGCATATATGCGTGAGCAAATAAGACTGAAAAATTTAATTATTGACATCCATAGCAAGCCACACGCGCTTACGTGGAATGCTAATTGACCTACTGAGGTAAATCTGTGACTGACGCAACTGTTGAAAAGATAAAGGGCAAGGGAAGAAACCCCAATAGCCTCAAGAACTTAAAGAAGTTCGAAGTGGGTCACCCTCCTATGGGCGGGCGCCCTAAAGGCTCGCTATCGTTCAAAGAGCGCGCCCAAAAGTTCCTAGACATCCAAACTAAGTACAAAATGCCAAATGGCACAATTACAGACCAGTCGCTGCTAGACGGCGCTATTTTATCTCTCTTAGCCCAGGCGAACAAAGGAAATGTTCCAGCTCTTAAAGAGCTGTTTGAGAGGGTTTTCGGCAAGGAAGTTGAAAAGGTGGAGTTAACAGGAAGTGACGGACAACCAATTGCAATTGAACACGGTGCAAGACTATCAGCGGTTTATGAGCGTGCTGCCAACGCTTTCGGTGCAGGACCAGGATTGCCTGATGCGGGACCTCCTGCGCAAGGACCTGTTTCTGATGCTAACGATAGGGCTAAGCCGTAAAGACTTAGTACACCCGTGGCTACTAGCTAGATGCAAGGAAATAGAGCAAGACCCAGACGGATATCTTGACCTATGGGCTAGAGCGCATTACAAATCGACAATCATAACCTTTGCCAAGACTATCCAGGACATTCTGGCATCCCATGGCGACAACCCGCTGCCCAAATGGAATGGTACCGAGATAACTGTTGGCCTGTTCTCGGTAACGCGCCCGCTATCCAAGCAGTTCCTAGCGCAGATTAAACGCGAGTTTGAAACTAACACCGTGCTGCTTGAATACTTCCCAGACATTTTATGGGCCAACCCTAACAAGGACGCGCCAAGCTGGTCGCTAGATTCTGGCATCATCGTCAAACGTAGGGGAAACCCTAAAGAGGCAACTATCGAGGCGCATGGTTTGGTTGATGGGCAGCCAACATCAAAGCATTTTGATTTGCTGGTATATGATGACGTGGTAACAATTGACTCGGTGCGCTCAACATCTATGATTGGAAAAACCACGCAAGCGTGGGAGTTATCACTTAACCTGGGGACTGCAAACGCCATATATAGATACATCGGAACCCGATATCACTACAACGACACCTACAAAACTATTATCGAAAGAGGAAGCGCCGTGCCCCGTCTGCATGCTGCAACGGTCGATGGTTCTGTTGAAGGCGAGCCAGTACTGCTATCAAGAGAGACGCTTACCCAAAAGCGTCGAGACATGGGTCCATACGTGTTCAACTCTCAAATGCTCCAAAACCCCGTAGCTGACGGCAATCAAGGCTTTCAGCGCAAGTGGCTGGAGTTCCATAGCTCCTCAGACTTCTCGCGTATGAACCGCTATATAATTGTAGATCCAGCCAACGAGAAGAAATCCAGCAATGACTATACTGTGATGACCGTATGGGGCCTGGGGCCTGACGAAAACTATTATGTGATTGATTGGATCCGAGACAGATTGTCTTTAACCGAGCGCGGCGACGCATTATTTAGGTTACATCGCAAGCATAAACCCAAGGGGGTGGGCTACGAGCAGTATGGTATGCAGGCGGATATAGCATACTTAAAAGACAAAATGAAGCGTGACAACTATAATTTTAGCATTACACCATTAGGTGGTAATCTGGCAAAGGCAGATAGAATAAAGGCCCTCATACCTATATTCGAACAAGGACGTATATATTTGCCTGATACTTGTTATAAGTCCAACTACGAGAAAAAGACCGAAGACTTAACGGAGGTTTTCTTAACGCATGAGTACGATACTTTTCCAGTATGTACCCATGACGACATGCTAGATTGCATGGCCAGAATTTTGCACATTGCAGACGACTGGCGCGTGGTATGGCCACTCCTAGATAGGGGTGAAGAAGATTTTACAGGATCATATGAGGGTAGCGCATGGAGCGCGTAACAATGGAGATCGGTGAATGGAATCACCTGCTATCAATGAGGCCATCTTTGACTCAAGCGACGAAGACTTTGGCGTAGAAGATGCTGATCCGTATTTTGGATCAGAATCCGGCCTTGATGAAGATGAGCGTCTTATAAAAGAGATCCGCGAAAACATCAAAAAAGCCAAGGACCATTTAAACGATTGGTATAATGAATCACGCAATGCCTATGACTATTTTGCAGGCAACCAATGGGAAGAAGAGGATCTACAAAAGCTACGTGATGAACGTCGCCCGGCTATTACTTTTAACCGTATCCCCCGTGTTATAAATGCCATCGCAGGTTTAGAGATTGAAAACCGCCAAGAGGTTGTATACACCCCCAGGGAAAATGGCGATGCCATAGCCTCAGAGATTTTAACCGGTGCCGCTGATTATGTGCGCGACAATTGCGACGCAGAGGATGAAGAGTCACAAGCGTTTAAGGACTCCCTGCAAATCGGCATGGGATGGACAGAGACTCGCCTGGACTATGAAACCGATCCAGATGGACAAATACTAGTTGAGCGGGTAGATCCACTTGAGATGGTATGGGACGTGTCTGCCAAAAAGCGCAACATTGACGATGCCAGATGGGTGGCACGCGAGAAAAAATACAGCAAAAAAGACTTCCATGCCATATGGCCTGATGCCGATGTAAATCTGTTAACCGGGGCACAAGATCCAAAAGGCTTGCAACCCCATGATTCAACTATTGCACCGTGGTACATAGTTGACCAGTCATCCAAAGACCAACGCCAGAAAGATTTTATAACGGTAACTCAGTATCAGAAGTGGATCCGCGTACCTTTCTATCGTGTGCAGGATGATCAGAACGACATCGTCGAGATGGACATTAAAGAATTCAAAAAGATGAAAGAACTAATCGAGCTACGTGGTTTTAAATACATCAAGCAAGTTAAGCGTGTGTTTAAACAATACTTTGTAGCCGGTGACGAGATGTTAGAAAAGGGCGACTGCCCGGTTAATATGTTTACCCTGCGTTGCATGACCGGCATGCTAGATAGGAACCGCAATTACTGGTTTGGCATGATATCCATAATGCGCGACCCTCAAATGTGGTCTAACAAATGGCTATCGCAAACCCTAGATATATTCAACAAAAACTCCAAAGGCGGCTACCTGGCAGAATCGGGGGCCTTTAAAGATCCAAGACAAGCCGAGAGAAGCCTGGCACAGGCTGGAATTACTTATCTTAACGAGGGTGGCATGGCTAAGCTGCAACCCAAAACCCCTCCACCTATGCCACAAGGTATAGGCGAGCTGTTATCACTTGCCATGGGGTCGGTATCAGAGCTTGTGGGGGTGTCCCTGGAATCTCTGGGACAGGAGAAGTCAGATGTATCAGGTGTCTTGGCTGCTGAGCGCAAGCGTACCACTATTACTATTGTGGCTGATTTCTTCGATGCCTTGCGTCGTTATAGAAAAGAACAAGGTAGGGTTTTGGCTGATTTTATTAAGTCTTACATATCAGACGGTAGGCTGGTGCGAATTAGCGGCCCAGGTCTTGGCAAGTATGTGCCATTAGTTAAAGACCAAATGGATTTTGCCTACGACATAGTTGTAGATGACACGCCAACATCGCCAAACCAAAAAGAACGCGTCTTTACAATGATTATGCAATTGATGCCACAGCTTATGCAGGCAGGTATTCCTATACCGCCCGAGATCCTCGATTACGCCCCATTACCTGCAAGCTTAATCCGCGATTGGCAAGAGCTTTTAAACCAGCCATCGCCAAACGAGGAAAGCGACAAAGTCAAAGAACAATTACGTTTAGCTCTAGCACAACTGGAAGTGCAAACCAAAGAGCAAGACATCAAGAATAAGGCCGCCGACGAGTTGGAAACTAAAACTCAAGCAGCTCTTAACTTGGCAAAGATTCAGCACGAGGCTGCTCTTGCCAAGCACAATATGGCGTTAGCCGGTATAGATGCCGAAAACGCCAAGGAAAGTACGCGAAGGGACAATTTGCGTAAAGACCTTGAAGTTGGACTTAAACTTGTAGAAGGACTTACAAATGACAACAGCAGGACCATTAGATGATTATTTAAGTGCAGACGAAGATGCCTACTTTAAAAGCAAAGGCGCTGAAGCAGAAGAAACTAAAATTGAGGAGAGCCTAAGCGATGCTGGGGACGATTCATCCGCTAGCGATTTATCATCAGATGAAGTGGGATCAGATAATTCTGGACGCGATGATGTGTACGCCGAAAACGAGACCGATGCAGACGTTGACAGCTCAGCTGATGAAGATGAGCCAGCCTCCAAAGGACAGCGCGATTACGAAAAAGCGTTCAAGGTAGAGCTTGCCAAGCGCAAAGAGCTCAAAGAGGAGTTAGACCTTACCAATCGCAAAGCTTTTGAAATGGAGCAAATCCTAGCCCAGCTTAAGGACTCCATGACAAAGCCCGCACAATCGCAAGAGCCCAAAGAGGTTGTGCCTGATCAAGACGAAGATCCGCTCGCGTACCAGCAATACAAAATTAATAAGCTTGAGAGGTCCCTGGAAGAGCACAACAACTATTTACGCCAGCAGCATGATATGCAGCAACGCAATACCCAGCAACAAGCCTTTATGAACACTTACCGGGCATCGGCACAAGAGTTCTCAGCTAAGACGCCTGAGTTTTCAGAGGCTTATAAGTTTTTGCTAGGCGCGCGCATGGCCGAGCATAAAGCGGCAGGCTACTCAGACCAAGAGGCCCAGTCTTTATTGGTAGAGGAAGAAATGAGCATTGTGGCCAAAGCATACCACGACAAGGTTAACCCAGCAGAGCGTATTTATAACGTTGCAAAAAATCGCGGCTACTCAGCTGCCAACGCTAAAAAGACGCCAGTGGCACCCAGGAGCCTTAGTGACATCAAGCGCGGCATGGCTAACTCTAAGTCGCTAAAAAGTGGTGGCGGTGAACTGCCAAGCTCAACGCCAGGCGTTGATGCAATTGATGGTATGGATTTTGCCCAGTTCGATGAATTTTGGGCTGGTTATAAAAATAAGGCTAAGGGCCAACGTTAATTATGTGCTATAATATTTTTGTTAATGTTATGTTCAAATAGCCGCCATTCCCTTCCGGCGTGGCGGCTGTCTTTTTTAACATCCATAGATGTCATTACCGTGCCAACATCCACAGATGTCATTTGGGCGTATGCTTTTTTGATTATGGTAACCAATTAAAATGGCGGGGCGTCCATCTACGTTATAAATGCTTTAAACGCACGTCTGCGTGACTCCCCATAAACTTTGGTGGAGGTGCTGGGAATTGAACCCAGGTAACCGATTCAGGCTGCATCATTGCCGGAAGGTGCCACGTCAGCCAGCCAGCCAAATGACGCTACAGGAACGACCCCGTTGATGCGCATGTAAAATATAGCATCCTTGCAAGTCCTAAGTCACCAGCTATACTAAAAATACCGTTGGGTGCTCGCTAAAAGCACTGCTGCCTTACAAGCTATGGTAAGTAATCCGCCGACTGGGCGCTAAAAACAGAAACTAGGGATGTTAAGCCAGCAGGCTTGATTGAGTTTTTTTATTAGCGCAACAGTAAAAGGATTTTACTATGGCGGTCAGTGAATGGGGCGTTAACAGCCCAGTCGCGGTCAAACTTTGGTCGCGTAAGCTTTTCCAAGAAGCTCTAAAACAAACTTGGATGTACAAATTCATCGGCAATGACGATAACTCGATGATTCAATTGCTAGACGACACCCAAAAAGGTCCAGGCGATAGAATCACAGTGCCATTACGCATGCAGTTAACTGCTCTTGGTGTGCAAGGCGACTCCACACTAGAAGGTAATGAAGAAGCGTTGCAGGTATATACCGATAACCTTTATATCAACCAACTTCGTAATGCTGTTCGCTCAGGCGGTAAAATGTCTGAACAACGCGTGCCATTCTCTGTACGAGAACAAGCTCAGATCGGATTATCTGACTGGTATGCACAAGCATTTGACCTTGGTTTCTTCAACCAGTTAGCAGGGGTTTCAGGCGCCGATACACGAGTTGCTTGTAACAACACGCCAACAGCACCATCTAGCAATAACGTTTACTACGCTAACGGTGTAGCGGACGAAACTGCGGTTGCATCTGCAACTGCATCTAACGTTATGAAGATCCAATTTATCGATTTCGTATTAGAAAAAGCTAAATTGAACTCTCCATGCATTAGACCAATTCGCATGATGGGCGAAGACTACTATGTGCTTTTCTTGCACCCTTACCAAGTAACAGCATTGCGTACTAACGCTAACGCTGGACAATGGTTTGACATCCAGAAAGCTGCCTTAACTGGTGGGGAAATCACTAAGAACCCCATTTTTACGGGCGCCCTTGGAATGTACAACAACGTTATTATCCATGAGTCCACAAGGGTCCCGAGCGTTGTAGCTGGGGCTTATCGCGGCGTATTTGCAGGCGCGCAAGCTGCAGTACTAGCGTTTGGTCAAGACTCTGCTGGAAATAAAGTAAGTTGGGTAGAGGAATTGTTCGACTACGGCAATCAGCTAGGTGTAGCTGCAGGTATGATTTGGGGCGGGAAGAAAACTGTGTTTAATAGCCAGGATTTCGGAACGATTGCATTGATAACCTCTGGCCAAGCTGGAACAACCTAGGAGATATAAATGACTACCACTAGAACTGCAACAGCTATGTCGACCGTTGCCAGAGACATGCCATCGGGCACAATAGCCCGCTCAGTACGTTTTAATAACACTAATACTACTGACATCACCGCAAGCGCCAACGCCGTGCGCGTGCAATTCTGCCGGATACCAAATGGCGCGTCCATTTGTTATTTGTCTGAAGCGCATTCCACCGGTGCGGCTACTGCCACAGTAGATATGGGTATTAAAGACCAAGTGCTAACACTGTCTGCTTTTATGAGCCAGGTTACACAAGGCCAAAATAACGTAGCGTCAGCTTTAAAGCTTCCTTATATTGTTAGTATCACAGACACGCAAGCAACACAGTATGCATACTTGGTTGCAGGCTTGACCCTTGGTACCGCAACATCAAGCTTTGAGTTTGCCCTAAACGTAATTTACACCATGAATCCGAGCTAGATAGGTTCTATGTCAATGGTATAAAGTTGTCCTGTATGAGTACCCTGGGTTGTCGGGGTACTTGTGCTTGGGCATTTTGTTTGCCATTATGTTAAACAATGGACAACTAAAATGGATTTTGTACATGGCATACGAAAACCTGCGAGAGATGGCAGTCGAAGCCTTTTACCACATTGAAAAAAAAGAATTCCACAAAGCCGAAAAAAAACTTACCTATCTTTTAGATTTAAACCCTAAAGCACATATTTTGTATTACTACCTAGGGTGCCTGTATTACGGCAAGAAACAATATGCCTTTGCCACTATGGCATATGAAAAAGCTCTTGAGTTGCAGCCAAATTTTGATGAATGCTTAAACAATATGGCATCAGCTTATCGAATCCTAGGCGATATCGAAGCGTGTGTTATCTGCTTTACCCGGGCAGTGGAGATTGCATCTTCTCCGGCATACCTTGCTAAATGTGAAAACGACAAAGCTCGCGCCGACAAAAATCTAGCTGAATACTGGGCCAACCTAGGCTCATGCTATGTAGGGCGCGGCAACCCAAAGCAAGCTATAGAGCATCTCCAGAAGTCCATAGACATCTTGCCTGGCACCCCAAACGCTATGTGGAATATAGGGCTCGCCTACCTTGAGTCTGGCGTTTATGACAAAGGCTTTGAAGGTTACAGTTATAATCTATTGCAAAAAGAAGCCAAGACTCGCAACTATCACGCTCCACATGGAACAACGCCAGCATGGGGTGGCCCACGCCCACATACCGTGGCCGGCGTAGCCTTGAGCAAGCCTACTGTGGTTGTTTATGGTGAGCAGGGTATAGGCGACGAGATTATGTTTGCCTCGATGCTAAATGAAATAGCGCAAGATGCAAACGTCATCATGGAAACTCACCCACGCTTACTAGAGATGTTTAGAGGCAGCTTTAAAAATATAACTTTTTATGGGACGCGCAAGGCCATAGAAATTAGCTGGCTTAAAAATCATAAGCAGATTGATTTTCAAATACCTATATCGCAACTTGGGCAGTTCTACAGGAAAAGCAAAGACGCATTTCCAGGCGCGCCCTATTTGAACGTGGCACAAAAATACATTGATAAAGCAGCAGACAGGCTAGTAACGCTAGACGTTAAGGGCCGCAAGCCTAAAATAGGCATTAGCTGGAAAGGTGGCGTGGGCTCTACCAACAAACCTACTAGATCAATCCCTCTTACCGAACTGCTACCGATTTTTCAAGATCAGTATGATATTATATCCCTGCAGTACCACTGCAACGCCCGTGCCGAGGTTGACGCTTTTAATGAGTCACAAGGCAGGGACGTTATAACTCATTGGCAAGATATTGTAGATGATTACGACTTAACTGCAGGGCTGCTGTTTAATCTAGATCTGGTTATCTCGGTGCCGCAGTCGGTAATTCATTTGGCGGGCGCCCTTGGCGTTCGCACTATTCAGATGTGCCCTAAGGAAGCCTTGTGGCAAGTGGGGCCATATGGCGAGGATGCGCCTTGGTATAAGTCGGTTACCAATAGATGGCAATTAGAGGGCGGCAACTGGAGCACGGTGGTTGCTGATGTGGCTATGGAGTTAGAGCATAAAGGGAATTTATTAAATGCTAATCACGGAAGAATATCGGAAACTAAATGAGCGCCTGCACGAGACAAATAAACACTACGGGACCTCTGGGCACAAGTGGGCATCACATATTCAGGTCACCTGCAAGATGGTGGGAAGCACTGACCTATTGGATTATGGTTGCGGCAAGTCTACCCTTGCTCAGAATTTACCATTTGCAATTAATCAATATGATCCTGCAGTTCCAAAGTATGCTGAGCTGCCCAGCCCCGCTGATATAGTAGTTTGCACAGACGTTTTAGAGCATATAGAGCCTGATTGCATTGATGCTGTGTTAGCAGACCTTTGTCGCTTAACCAAGCAATTAGGGTATTTTGTAGTTGCTAATAGGCCAGCTAAAAAGACTTTAGAGGACGGCCGTAACGCGCACTTAATACAGCAGGACGAGAGATGGTGGCTTGGGAAGTTAATGCCCTTGTTTCATATCCTGCAGTTTGCAAGCAGTGGCATAGCAGTTAATCCAGAAAGCTCAGATGTGCTAGAATATCTATTAGTGGTTAGCCCACGAATTAATATTACAGGAGAAGGATCTCATGTCTAAATACGAATCATGTTTAGGTGGCCCAAAACCATCCGAAATACACTCAAGCCAATACAAAGCCAAAGACTTTACTAATGCTGCCGCAGGCCGCGTTATGAAGGAAGCTAAAAAATCTATCCCTTTCATGTCACGCCCTGCCGGACGTACAGGCTATATCGCTGGCTGCAAAACAGCATCAACTGACGCTAAATAGTATGTTTGCTAGGATTAAGCCCCGCGCGGTGGTATGGATTAGAAGCAATCCAGGGGTGTGGGGTGGCGGCGACTTTGTAAAAGGGTGGAAATATTTTACAACGGGGGATCGGCAAGAATATTGCAAAGAGATATCGGCCAAAATATTTGAGGTTGATAAATACTATAAAAATCGTCTCTGTGTCCTACTAGCCCCAGGCTATGGCGCTAAGGAGCGCTTTGGGCAAGGCCCCATAAGGGTGCGAAGCGAGAATTTAGTTATATTAAGGGAAGAATATGCTGAGAGTGTTCATAGGATATGATCATAGACAACCAATTAGCTTAAATGTCCTAGCTAGTTCTATATATACCCGGGCATCCCAGCCCGTAGCGATTACTCCGTTGGTGCTGCCGCAGCTACCAATCCTGCGAGAAGGGCTTACACCATTTACCTACTCGCGGTTTCTGGTGCCCTATCTTTGTGACTACAGAGGATGGGCGCTATTTTTAGATTTAGACATGGTGGTACTAGACGACATTGCCAAACTATTTGCCATGAAAGATGACAAGTATGCGGTAATGGTGTCCAAAAACGATTTGAAGTTTGAGCGCGCATCTTTGATGCTGTTTAACTGCGATAAGTGCCACATGCTAACGCCCGAGTTCATCGAAGCCGCCCCAAGACTACATGACATCTCCTGGGTAGACGATTCCCTGGTGGGTGATTTGCCTAGAGAGTGGAATCATTTGGTTGGATATGACGCGCCCCGGGAAAACCCTAAGCTCGTACACTATACTCAAGGGGTGCCAGCTTTTAAGGAAACCCAAACCAGCGAACACGCTGATAAGTGGTTTACAGAGCATCAAAAAATGAACCTGGTTACCAACTGGCAAGAATTAATGGGTAACTCAGTACATGCAGCGCAAGTAAAAACGCAAGATGGGACAATTATAAAAGTTCCTAAGTTTGTAGCCGCAGAGATGCAAAGGAATGCAAATGCGTCGTAGACAGATATTTGAAGCGCGCGAGCGCGAGCTCATGGAGGAGCAAAAGAAAATGGCCATAAAAGTACCAAATTCAAACATGATTTCTAAAACCGCCCCAGCAGGCGACAAAGAAAAATACGAAATGTTTGCCCCATATCCAAAAGATATCGTAAAGCCTAACGGCACGCCATATCGCAAGCGCGGCTCAAAGCCGGGCGCAGGAGCACCTGATCCAACTGCAAAAAAGAATAAGTACTAATTATGAGTACATTTTTACAGATGCAGACAAACATTGAAGGCTATTTATTGCGAACGGATATTAATTCCTATGTGCAATTAGCCATCAATCGCGCAATAGCCAAGTATTCAAATCAACGCTGGTGGTTTGATGAGGTAACCGGTGACTTTGTTACAACCCAGGGTCTTTGGGAGTATGGCACGGCCGATGGACTCCCAGATGATATACGACAAATAGACTTTTTTAGAGTCAACGTAAATAACATTTACTATGATGTGTTGCAGCGCGATATTCAATTTATCATTAATGCAAACGTCAATAATAATCAAGGGCAAATGACTGACTGGGCATGGTATGCACAAAAGGTTTGGTTCTATCCGGTACCCCAAGACACCTATGCAATAAAAATCTGGTATCAAAAAGTTTTTGCTCTCTTAGTTTTTCCGTCTGACACCAACGACTTTTTAACAATTCCAGAGGCCGAAGATTTAATTGAAGCCGAGGCATTACGATGGCTGTACAAGCGCGTGATTTTAGATGCAGAAAAAGCCGCCGAATATGAAAAAGAAGCCTTTGACGCAAAAGAAGTTTTAAATCGAATCAATGAAGGCATGACCGGCATAAGCGGCCATATTAAAGGGACAAGTTGGTAATAAATGTTAGAATTTGGCGAATATTTACCTGATATAGCTCCCCTGGAAAACCCGGGACTGGTTAACTGCCAAAATATTTTGCCAGCCTCAAGCGGCTATCGTCCATTTCCAAGCCCGTCGCAAATATCATCAAACACTATAGATGCGCGCCCGCAAGGGGCGTATTCGGCGCGCGGACAGGATAATACCAGCACTATTTATACTTTTATAGGCACCGTAGATAAGCTTTACTCTTTTGGTGGATCTACATTTACTGATGTCTCAAGGGTTGGCGGTTACGCAACCGGTTCCGAAGAAGCATGGGAGTTTGTATCCTGGGGTTATGACGTAATCGCCACTAACTTTAATGACAAAATACAAACTATTACCCTTGGCGGCAGCCCCTTTGCAGACTTAGCTGGAACGCCCCCAAAAGCCCGCCACATAGGCGCGGTTGATAATTTTTTAGTGGTGGGTAACACATGGGATGATGTTGATTTATTTCAGCCACAGCGCGTTAGATGGGCAGGCATAGGCACGTCAACCTCGTGGACAGTGGATGCCACAACACAAGCAGACTTTCAAGATTTAAAAAATGACTTTGGCTACATCCAAAAAGTAGTTGGCGGCGAGTTTGGCTTAATATTTCAAGAGCGTGGCATCACTAGAATGTCATATATAGGCTCACCTTTAGTATTTCAATTTGATTTAGTAGAAAGTAATAGAGGCGCGCTTGCTGCAAATTCGGTGATAAAAGTTGGCGACAATGTGGCCTATCTTGCAGAAGATGGTTTTTTTGTTTTTGACGGCCAACAATCAATCCCTATCGGGGACGGCAAAGTTGATGAAACATTTTTTAGTGATGTTGATATATCAAATCTCGATCGAATGTCTGTTGCTTTATATCCTGGCGAAAACATCATTTGCTGGTCCTACCCTAGCATTAATGCAACCGGAGCTATTCCTGACACTATTTTATTATATAATTACTCGCCTGGATCAAAGCAGCGCTGGTCTTATGCAAAAATTGACCAATACATATTATTTAACCCCATTTCAACCGCTTACACATTAGATGGTTTAGATGCGGTATCTACCAATTTAGACGCGTTGCCAGAGCCACCCCCTAACGATATTTCCCTTGACTCCAAGTATTGGCAAGGCAGCTTAAATGTTTTGGGCATAATAGATACAGCCCTTGGGTTATCGGCGCTTAATAGCGCACCATTAGATGCAACAATAGAAACAGGCGAGGCATGGTTTAAAGAGCCAAATCGCACCCAAATATCATTAATACGCCCACACATAAACAGAAGCTCTGGCACCGTAACCGCTCAAATAGCAGCGCGAAACCTAGAGTCTGAGACGGCAAGCTATGGCCCTATTTGCAGTCTTAATAGCGCCGGATTCATCCCGGTGCGCGCTAATGGCCGCTTTATGCGAGCGCAATTTAATATAACTGGTAGCTTTCGTGACGCCCAGGGCTTTGACATTATTACTACCACCCCGGTGGGGAGGCAGTAGTGGGCCAGCAAACAACTTTCCCAGGTGTACCGCCCTTTAACGGCGAAGATGTCAACGATTGGATCTTCCATGCCAGGCTCACCATTAACGGCTGTTTAAATGGCAAAACAAACAACACGGGCATCGTAACTTTAAATACCAGCACCTCAAGCACCACCGTTGTGCTAGCTAAGGGGCGCCTAGGGCCCAATACCATAATTTTATTTGAACCAACTACCGCTAATGCGGCGCTGGCTATATCAACTGCAACCATGTGGGTCTCAACTAAAGATCCACTTACAAATAAATTTATCATTACCAATGCAGTTAATAATCAAAACGATAGAACTTTTAATTTTATATTGGTGGGATAAATGAGACTGATTCCTATTCACCCGGACAACCTTAAAAAGGCGTGGAATGATGTAGAGGGTTACATAACAAGAGGCCTGGAATATGCCGACGGCAAGTACACTTTAAGTGACGTTAAGCAAATGATTTTAGACCAGGGCCTCATTCTTTGGGTGGTCTATAATGATGAAGAGAAGAAAGCGCAAGGATGCGTTTTAACAGAAATATTTGACTACCCGCAATCGCGGTGTTTGATGATATTTCTAGTATCTGGTGATAATTTTGACAAAATTGTTACATTGTTGCCAGACCTTATGGAGTATGGAAAGGGTAGGGGTTGTGCAAGGCTTGAATTCTACGGGCGCCCTGGCTGGGAGAAGGTACTTAAAGCGCAAAACTTTGAAAAAATACATACAGTAATGAGATTGAAAATATGAAGCTATTAAGGGACGTAGTTTGCCAGTACAGGGGCAAAGGGCAAGGATGCTCAATTATTACCGCAAACCTAGTGGAATATACTGGGTTTGTTCCTTTAGCCAAGGGTAAGGGCAGCACGCAGCAAACTGTCGTAAACAATACCGCCCCATGGGAGCCACAACAACAGCATTTAACCGACGGATGGCAATTAGCGCGCAAAGCCTATCAGGCCCCTATCACTTACTATGGCGGTCAAACTTATGCCAATTTCTCTCCGCAAACCGAAAACGCCCTTAATCTAACAGAGCAGCGAGCACTAGCTGGCAGCCCGGTACAAAGAGCGTCAAATCAACAGTTAATGAACACTTTAAGCGGTGATTACCTGCACGGTGGACAAGGTTTTAATGCGGCTTATCAGGCAGCGGCCAATGAAATTATTCCGGGTGTCGAATCAAGATTTAATGCTGGCGGGCGCTTTGGTTCAGGTTTGGCACGACAAGCAGAAACCAAGGCGCTAGCAGATGCTTTTGCATCTCAGTATGGCAATGAACGCCAAAACCAATTACGCGCCATGCTATTTGCCCCAGAGGCAGCGCAAGCCGATTTCAACGACTTAAGAGCTTTAGCCGGGGTTGGGCAACAACGCGAAGGCCAAACGCAGTCAGGCATAGATGAGGCCATTGCAAGACATGACTTTAATCAGCTAGACGAGTGGCGTCGCTTAGAAAATTATATGTCACTCGTGCAGGGTGGCGTTGGCTCACAAACCACACAAACCACCATGGGCCCCAAAGGCAATAAAGGTGCGGGCATTTTAGGCGGCGCACTAGGTGGTGCGGCCCTTGGTACCAAAATATCTCCTGGATGGGGGACGGCTATAGGTGGCGGCTTAGGGGCCTTGGCCGGGCTATTTTAGGGGCTTGCAATGATTGGGCTTTTAAATAGCGACGGCATGCAAAATTACGAACCGCAGGCTCAGGTTGCACCACAGACATATATGCAGCAGTTTGAGCAAACTTTCGGCCCGCATGCTAAAGATTTTGCCCTGTGGAGCCTGCCAACTTTAGGCGGCATGGCGGGCGGGGCAATCGCAGGCCCTTACGGTTCATTAGGTGGCGCAGGCATGGCAGGCGCCTTGAGTGGATACTTGGGTAGCCCGCAAAACCCATACCAGGGCGCGTTAAAAGGTGGCCTGTTGGGGCTTGGTGGACAATACTTATGGCAGTCGATGCCAAATCTATTTTAAGGATGATTAGATGAGCGGCCAATTTGACCCACAAATGATGCAGCAAATTATGCAGATGATGCAAACACAGCGCCAAGATCCATTTTCACGGCCAATGCCAGGGCAAGGCTTGCTCGGAGATGGCAATATGGCGTCCCCGCAGATGCCACAAGGCCCACAGGCACCCGGACCTGAGATGATGGGGCAAATGCCTGGTATGGATATGGGTGGCATGCAGGGCAATCCCGGCATGATGCAAGCGCCAACTGAATTTGCAGACACGCAGCCAGGCTTACCAAATTTACCATCAAGCTTTGGTGGTTTTGGCTTTGGGCAATTTGCGCCCGAAGAAGTGCAGCCAATGGGCTTAAGGCAGCAGTACATACAACAGTTGATGAAAACTATGCCCCAGATGGCAGGCGCCCTAGGCCAAAGCTTATCGCCGATTCAAGGCGGGGCTATGGGCCAAATCCCTAGAATGCCACCTCGTATGGGCGGCATGGGCGGAGGTATGTAGATGAGCGGATGGGAAGGATTGCTTGATTTTATAAAAACACCCGAGGCCATGGCGCTTGCCCAGGGGCTACTGTCGAACCAGCCCGCAGGCAGCTTAAGTGGCGCCTTTGGGAATGGCTTGCAGGCCATGCAGGGACGTACCGACACTGAGCGCCAAACAGCTATAGAGCAAGGCAAGCTTAAAGTTTTAGAAGGTGGCCTGGATGTTGATAGAAAAAAACTAGGCCAAGATGAGCGGCGCATTGGTGCTGATGAAAAAAAATTCGGCCTGTCAGAACGCGAATTTCAAGAAAAAACACAACGCTTTAGAGATTTAATGAGCTCTATGATGCCTGATGGGAATCAAAGCCAGAGGCCAACTATAGATTTTGCACAAACTCAGCAAGCCCCGCCACCTCCACAAATGCCGCAATTTTCTCCTATGGGGGGAGCTGCCATGTCTTCCCCCACCCTATTAAACCCAGACAACTTAGGTGGCCCACAAGCGCCCCCTTACATGCCTGGGATGTTAAATCAAGAGCAAGCGCCACAGGGGCCAATAAGTCCATTTATACCGCCATCTGTAGGTGGCTTATTACCACAAGGCGCGCCAAATGCAGCGGCTGTACCATCTGGTATTCCGCCTGTAACGCCGGGACCAATTCCAGAGGGAGCAGGTATACAGGGTGGGTTAGAGCGCAGACAAGCTCGAGATCAAGGCTTGATACGTTTAAATAACGGCATGGAAGTAACGCCAGCTCAGGCCCAGGCCGCCCAAATGTATATGATGGAAGGCAAGACAGAGGAAGCCATTAAAGCTTTAACCGGCGACTTAACTGAGCCTGAAATTGTAAAAGTGGCACGCGCTATTTATGGCGACATTACCAGCCCCGAAGCTCGCAAGTTTATGTATGACGCCAAGTTAAAACCATCGACTCAAGTTAATATCGGCGATAATACCGAAAAGGTTAAACAGCAAAAAATAGCCGAGCTTGACGTTAAGACGTTAGGGGATGCTCAGGAACGCGAAAAGCCAAGCCGCGAGTTAGTTCGCCGTGCCAAAGAAACCAAACAAATTGCACAAGAAATGCGTAAACGTAATTTAGATCCATCTCGTTTCTGGTTAACCAATCAATTGGATAGAAATAAAATTGCAGCATCGCTTGGCAGCAAGGCATCTCAAGAAAACGTAGCCCTTGTGGAACGTTTAAATAAAAATGCGGTGTACTTGATGTCAGAGCAAGTTAAAAGCCTAGGCGGAAGACCAAACCAATTTATAGAGCAGCAATTCTCTAAAGCAGTGCCTGGTCAAAACGTAAGTCTAGATACTATAGAGACCTTGTCGGACGCATTAATACCATTTGGATCAGAGGGGCAGTATGAGGCTCGCTTCCTAAGAGAGTATGACAAGGAAAATGGCTCGTTATCTGGAGCCACAGAAACCTACGAGAAATGGCTGGATACTAAACCATTTGCCAAGCCTGGCAAAGATGGCTTGCTAGTTCCTGCAACTGATAAAGAGATTACAGAAGGTTGGAAATTATGGGTTGACCCTGAATTTACATATGCCCGGCTTTCGGAGAAACCTATAGAGCGGGCCACTCGTGCAGAAATTGAATTTATGGCGAGGTACAATCAATGACCCCTGAAGAAGCCAGAGCATATTTATACCAAGACGAACCAGCAGCCCCAGAGCCTGAGTTTATGGCAGAGTCTGAAAGCTATACGCCGCCCATCTCTCAAGGCGCGCAAAATGTTAAAGACGTGGGATCTGCGTCAAATGCTTATTTAAAATCTACCGCATATGGCGGCGATACCATAATGCATGGCTTAAGCGGCCCTATAATGGAAAATTTTGGATCTGATTCGCTAGCGCAAGGAAGTCGACAGCTTGCACGAAACAGAGAGGCCGAGCAATCCCGGTTATCCCAAGAGTATCCCGTGGCGTCTTTTTTAGGGGATATGACCGGTAAAGCTTTAGTGTCGGCACCGCTTAACTATATATTACCAGGTAGCAGCAAAAACTTTGCGACCCGGACCGCAAACAATGCAGCGGCTGGGCTTTTAAGTGGCGCGGCCG